GGTTGGGTTCGTTGGAACCCTGTGCCTGGAAATTATCAGGGGCTAAAAACCAAAAGTACCACGTAAAGGGGAGAGTCGTAAAACGCTTTTCCCTTGTGAGCGGGGGGGGAGAGTCGTAAGGCGTCTTTCCCCCCTTTTGGGAGAAAATTATGGCAGCTACAGCGGCAATGGCAGCGATGCTCCGCAGGATGGTGGACGAACCAACCGAGGACACTTACGATGACGATACGATTAATGATTACATCGAAAAATATCCTCTGATTGATTTCATCGGAAACGAACCCCTGGAAGTAGATTATTCCACGTCACCCCCCACAGTATCAGAGCGTGATGAATGGATCCCCACTTACGATCTTCATGCTGCGGCCGCGGATATCTGGGAAGAAAAAGCCGCCGCGATTGCGGACGAGTTTACCTTTTCTGCCGACGGCGGCAGCTATTCCCGTAGTAAAAAGTACGATCAGTATAAAGCCAGCGCCAGATCTCACCGAAGCCAAAGAGCGGCAAAATCATCCCATATATGGGTCAATCCAAGAAAGATAAAAACGGAGGAATCAAACAGTGACTAAACTCATTCACCCCGGGACAGGCGTTGTGCGCGAAGTTGACGCTGCCAATCACAATAAAATTGCTATTTTGAAGCGAGCCGGATTCATACCATTTGGGAAATACAGGGCACCCAAGCCCACCGAGCCAGTTGTTGAGCCCACCGTTGCAGACATTGTACAAGAGAACGCGGTTGATGCGGACGGTGAAAAAGCAAAAAGCCGGGAACCGCAGATCGCAATTCATATTTCATCTGCCGCCAGGAAATTGATTGAGGAATACGAACTGGATCCCTCGCTAATTGAAGGGACCGGAAAAAACGGCCAAATCAACAAACCGGACGTTGAGGCATATTTGGCAAATATCGCCCCAGAGGAAGAAGAAATCCCTACCCACTCGGTAGATGGGGATGAGCCCGAAAACGTCTTAGAAACGCTCCAGGACGGCCAGGGAGCTGAATAATGTCATTTTCAACCGCCGATTTGACGAATATGAGGGCGGCCCAGGAAGCGCACATGATGGATACGTGCTGCATTCAGACAGTTACTCAAACTGGGGACAGCTTTAATCAGTTGGTTGAAACATTTACGGACGGGGATGATCTGCCTTGCGGGTTGGATATGCGTCCGGGAAGCGAAAGGCACGGAATAGATAAGACCGTTGTGAATTATGACGCTACGTTGAGATTACCAATTACGGCTACTCCGGACGTGAAAGACCGGATCAAGGTATCAAAGCGATTCGGGGAAGCGTTGGGCGCGGCTTTGATTTATAACATTGTAGGGCCCATTCAACGAGGGCCATCCGGCATCAGGCTGTTGTTGAAAAGGATCGAAACATAAAATGGCTGGAAAAGTCGTTGTCCTGGAAGATAATTTCGATGCGGTACGTAACGCAGTTACCGGGGAAATGCTTATGGATGCTGCTGAGGCTGGAGGAAATGTTATTGAAGGTCACGCGAAGATAAACGCATCAAAAGGCGGGACGAAATACCTTAACATCAGAACAGGGGCATTGGTCAATTCGATCAAGACAACGCGGGGAAAGAAAACGCCAACAAGTGCCGAAGTCCATATTGGCACAAATATGATCTATGCCAGGATCCACGAACTTGGCGGCATTATCCCGGGGGCGTGGGGGATACCCGACATGATAGTTCACATGCCGGCCCGCCCGTATTTACGTCCGGCGATTGATGAAAACGAAGGCGATATTGTCAAGGCGGTTGAAGCGGAAATTTGGCGTAATTTAGACAGGGCAACGAGCTAATGGCGATATTGGAAGAGGGAATTGCGGCTTTTCTTATAGCGGATGCAACCATTGGGGCCCTGGTTGGGGATAGGATTTATCCGTTGTTTATTCCCCAGGGTGCTACATTGCCGTGTATTACTTATCAGCGGATTTCAACGCCCAGGATTGTTACCCACGATTCATCCGGGGCAACGGGTGACTTAACTCATCCCCGGTTTCAATTTGATGCCTGGGCAACAACGCAGAAAGAGGCAAAACAAATATCAGACGGCCTTAGGACTGTATTGCACGGGAAAAGGGGCGCTATGGGAGGCGTGACGATCAGATCAGCCCTTGCGGAAAACGAAGCTCCGGAATTTGATCAGGAATCAGAGCTATATCGCAGCAGGAGCGATTATATTATTTGGATTGAGGAAGCATAAAGGGAGTAAAGTATGAGTAAATACGGAGCATTTGGTGCACAATTACATATCGGGACCCAGCAGACGGAATATGCTGTGATCGCTTGCGATACAGACGCGGGAATCACTGGAGCCGGTAACGGCTCTTTCACTGTTACTCATGCTGACGTGGCTGGATCTCCCCTGGCAACCAATGTGGCCTTGGCGGTTGGCGATCTTCCGGCTGACGTTGTAACAAAAGCGGTGGCTGAACTGAACGCTGTTGGCGCTCTCAACTCGGTCATGGTTTTTTATGCCGTAGGAAACAGGTTATATGCTCGGTGCATCGAAGCGGCTGCCAATGATGCTACCTTCAATATCGCCTACGCGGATAACGGGTGCGCTGGATTGACGGATGATCCAACCAGTGAAAACGGCGCGGCGGGGGTTGCCGAGGTGGAGGTTGCGGGAGTTACCAATATTGACGGCCCGGACCTGGGATTAGACACTGTTGATGTGACTACCCATGATCAAGCGACTGCCTGGGAAGAAAGCGTGGGTACAGTTCTCCGCAGCGGGGAGATTTCCCTTGATATTGTTTATGATCCCGCAGATGCCACGCATGACGCTGGCACGGGTTTAGCCTACCGGGTTGAAGATAAAATATATTCCTTTTTCAAGCTGATTTTTGCCGATGCTACGGAATGGGTGGCCTCAGGATATGTCACCGGGTTCAAGCCAACAGGAAAAGTAGACGGGGCATTAACGGCTACCATAAAATTAAAAATTACAGCAGCGCCCACATTAGCATAAGGAGCAAAATATGGCGAAATATGACGCATTTGGAATCGCACTAAAGAAGGGGGGAACGGCCTACGCCCAGGTAACAAGCATTGATGGCCCTGAACTTAGCCTGGACACCGTGGATGTGACCAGTCATGATTCTACGGGTGGATGGGAAGAAGTGGTTGGGACTATCCTGCGCTCGGGTGAGATCAGTATGGATCTGGTTTTTGATCCGGCACACGCTACCCATAAATATGCCGCCGGCGGTCTTACATACGACATGGTACAGAAAACCCCCATCGAGTTCACGCTGGAATTCCCTGATGCAGGAACGACCACCTGGACCTTTGATGCTTTGATCACTGGGTTCAAACCGACCGGCAAGGTGGATGGAGCACTAACAGCAGTTGCGAAGTTCAAATTAACAGGTGAACCGACCTTAGTGTAACAATCATTTACCAGGAGGAAAGATGGCTGTTTTCGAGAAGAAGCAAGATGATATGCGGATTTTGAGCCGTGAAGATATTGCGCAGGCCGATGATATCGTAATTGAGGCGGTAGACGTTCCCGAATGGGGTGGAACCGTTTTGGTCAAAGGGATGACTGGGGCAGAACGTGACCGGTTTGAAATTAGTATGCTCGCGGATCCCGGGAAATCAACAAAGGTGAAGTTGGCCGATATGAGGGCTAAATTATGTTCACTGACGATCGTGGACGAGAACAGTAAACTGCTGTTCACGCCCGCAGATATCAAAATGCTGACTAAGAAAAGCGCCGTGGCATTGCAGCGCGTGTTTAGGGTTGCCCGGGAATTGTCGGGAATTGGTGATGATGACGTCAAAGAATTGACGGAGGGGCTGGAAGATAACCCTTTCGGAGATTCTGTTTCCGATTAGCTGGGCATTTAGGTATGACAGTGGCCGAGCTGCTTAAGCGGATTTCCAGCCGGGAAATAACCGAGTGGATGGCGTTTTCGCAGCTTGAGCCTTTTGGGGCTGATGCGCAATATGTGGGTCACGCTATTACTGCGTCCACAATTGCTAATGTCAACCGGGGCGAGAACACCCCGGCATACAGCGCGGCAGACTTTATGCCAAAATTCGGGACAAAAGACACTCAAACAGTTGAGGATATGATCCAGACCGCCGAAGTTATAACCCATGCCTTTGGCGGGAAGGATCTAAGAAACAAGGATGAATAAATGGCAGGAACGCTAAAATCGCTTTTGGTGAAGCTCGGCGTTGATAATTCCAAGTTCAATCAAGGAATGGATGACGCTGAACGAAAGACCACTGGACTGCAAGGGAATTTCGATAAACTTGCCAAGGTGGGTATGGGCGTCACTATGGGGGTTGCTGCCGGAATAGGGGCTACGGCGGTTGCGTTGGGATCAACGATCGGGCCAGCATCCGATTTAGAAGAAGCTGTCAATGCCGTTAATGTTGTGTTTGGCGAAGGCGCCGGGCAAGTGTTAGATTACAGCAAAAACTCTGCCACGGCGGTTGGCCTTTCTGCCAGATCGTTTAATCAGATGTCTGCTGAAATGGGCGCTATGCTTGGCAACGTCGGAATTGCGGAAGGAGACCTGGGTACAGAAACCATTAGTTTAATGGAGCGGGCCTCTGACATGGCCTCCATTTTTAATACAGATGTTTCTCAAGCATTTGGAGCGATTCAATCAGCGATCAAGGGCGAGTTTAACCCGCTAGAGCAATTTGGCGTCAAGATGAACCAGGCCGCAATCGATGCCAAGGCGCTGGAAATGGGCCTTGCGGATGCGGACGGGCAGTTGAGCGATTCGGCCAAGGCACAGGCCGCGCTTGCTCTTGTATACGAGCAAACGGATAAGATTGCAGGGGATTTCCAGAACACATCCGATGGGCTGGCAAACTCTCAACGGATCCTTGAGGCTACCCTGGAAGATACCAAAGCCAAGATCGGCGCTGCCCTGCTGCCGGCGATGGAGGGGATTACTGCAACGATTAAGGATATTGTGGCCAGCGACGAATTTCAGGTATTCCTGGAAAACATCACCGAGGCAGTTGGAAAACTTAGTGATTGGCTGATAGAGAAGATCCCAGTCTGGATTGACAATTTCAGGAGCTTTACTGATTGGCTGAGCGAAAACAAACCTGTTGTTATTGGCGTTTTAGGGGCCTTGGGTTTGGCTGTTATCGCATTTGGTATTCAGTCCGCGATCGCCGGCATAACCGCCATGCTTCCCTG